CACCTGCTTCTTGAATTTTCTTGCGTAGATACTCAGCTAAAGAATTAGATTGAATTTTGGCAGCATCAAGGGCAGTTTCATCCATAGCTTTAAAAGCGCCTTTAATACGGCGAAGGTCGGCTTTATCATAAGCAATTGCATCAGCCATTATTTCGCCTTTCCAATAACTCGACTGCTGTAACTATATCCTCTGCATCAGTCCAATATTGCATTGGGATATTGGTGGCTATTGCTAACTCGACGATAAGTCTGTTTAGACTTCCGTCGGGGTAGCTTTTGGGCTATCACCCTCTACCTCAATATCTGCGACTGTATCCATCCAAATATCAAAAGATTTAACTGGCTTACCTGCTGCTTCTCGTTTCATTGCATTGTATGCAAGAAATAAGACGTCCCAGATGCCAGGTTCAGACATTGCCCTAATGGACTTGCCTGTTTCTTTTTCCCATTTGGCATACTCGGGCGGTTGCGCGATATAAGTCGCTTGGTCGCCCGAGTTATATGTAATTGTAATTGCTGACTTCATAGCTCCCGATGCTCCGATCTCTTAGCTGAAGTTCTCTGTTGGTGTTCCAACTACTGTCATTGTCCAAGTGTCGGTAAGTGCTCCAGGAGCAGCTCCACCAGCAGTCGGGAAAATTGGCAATACGCTGAAAGTAAATACTGCGCCAGTTGCAGCTGTGAAAGCAACTGTGAGTGTGGTATTAGGTGCTGTTTCAGCATCAGCCCACATTGCTTCGAATAGAGAGCTTGCAACTCCCCAATCCTGTAGCAATTCAATTGCAAATGTCCATTGCTTATCAACGGACTTATAGGCGCGACCATCAAGAGTCTGATAGGTCTCTATGATAGTTTCGCAGCTTAGGACTGCGCTTGTTGCTTGGGCATCGTAATTTACGCTATCAAGCGTGAAGGTAACATCGCGCCCAGTTATTACTGTAGTTGGCATTTGGGTCTCCTATGCGGTTTGCTCGTAGCGGACGCTCAAGCGTATATCTGAAACTAACAGGGTAGTAGTTCCGACTTCTGTTACCGATGGTCTTTCGACTACCGATAATTCATACTTGGAAGCATTTAGTGCTCCAAGAATACTAATGACCATTTGCTCTAAATTATCTAAAGCAGCGGCATTGCTGAAATACGCAACGCAGGCAGTTATGGTGTAATTTAATTTAACTCTAGTTGTAGCTTTACCCAAGACTTCAAGCTCCATATAGGGCGAATCTGGGATGCAAATTATTGCTGGAACGATGGGCGCTTCTGGAACAGCATCGTAGATATTGGCAGCTACGCCAGCAAGCGCAGTTTTTATAGCGCCTCTAACATCTGTGGCAATTGTTGATGGCATTAACCAACCATCGTCTCTACATCAAGGTAAGGCCCTAGCAGCCCCGTTACTTTTGCAAGTAAATTCTTCGATAGTCGATAAGGGGTTACTGCAAAATCTATGCCTTCTATTGATCCACCAGCGGCTGTTCTCGCTTGGAAGATTTCGACTGAGATAGCCAGAATTGCAGCTTCAGCATTGGCATTTCCGACATAGGTTGATAGTCCAGAGAGCGCAGCGTTTCCTGCTGGGATAACATTTTTTTCCAATATATCTGCGTTGGTGATTGCGACTGTAAAGACATAATCTGATAACTCATCTGCTAATACTGTGTGTGTGCCGTTAAATGGTGATCCGCATCCAGTAATAATTACAGATTGGCCTTCTGTGAATTCTTGAATCGTTGCGGTCTCAAAGTAAGCGACATTATCCTCAAGCTTTACTTTGTTTATCTTGCTCTGGAATGTGACTAGCATTGGCAAAACTAAATTCTCTGAAGCATCAACAATATCGTTTAGGTAAGCATCTGGATATAGGGATGACGAAACGCCAAGAATTGTCCTTAGCTCTGTGGCTGTAACTATCGTTGGCATTTCGTCATCCTTTCAATCAGTTAGGTGAGCGGCCAGCTCGGGAGCGGACTGGCCGTCACTACTAGGGTTTTATCAGGTTAAGTTGAAGTGGCAAGAACCATTTGCAACTTTAACGGCAAGTGCGCCGTAGCCGTAGTAAGCAACCTCAATCTGGCCGTTTAGAGCCACATTTGTCTGCAGACGGAATCTGCTAGATTCATACCAAGTGTAAGAATCAGGATTGATTACAACCATCGTTCCATCTCCAGTTGGAGCTGCGCTCTGGTTGATACCAAGTGCGCGAGATACATATAGATCAAGTCCAGCAACATTTCCGCGAAGGCTTTGTGGGCTTACTGCTCCACCTGCGTTTTGAGGCTGTGAAGCTGTGTAGATTGGACGGCCTGAATCGTTGTAGCTCATAATCTTTGACCATTGCTCAGGTGTCACAATTAAGTTACGAGCAAATCCAAGAGAATCAGCATAAACTTCAGCAGCTGCTTCAGCAACGAAGCCAAGCAAGCCTGTCGCGCTATTTGCTTGAGCTGTTGGTGCTAATTGACCATTAGCAAGAAGTTGAGCAGCAACAAATTTATCTGTTGCAAGTGAATAGGCATATTCCATCTGACGGACTAGCTCATCAAAGAATACTGGATTGCTTCGGTCAAGAAGTTCAACGGAGAAGGTCTGGCCACCTGCATACTTATTAACATTTACTGTTAGGAAGCTGTTGGTCATTCCTGTCTCGACAATTGCATCGCCTTCGTTCTCATCTTCAACTGTTGGGACGGCTGTAATCTTTGGAATCTCAAAGCTCATACCAGCATCTGGTAAAACTCCGCGAGAGATTGCATCAATTGTTGAACGATCAGCATTTGATAGTGGGTTGATTACCTCGGTTAATTGACGAGTAGGAATCAAGCCAGCGTTATTTGAAGTGGTGTCATCTGCTGCCATAACATACTGACGAGCAGCGTCATCACCAAGCTTAGCGCGAACGCTATTCTCAAGATATTTTGCCTTTGAAAATTCAAGGCGAGGTGCTGTGTAAAAGGCTGGGCGAGCTGCCTCAACCATATTTGCTTTAGCTGCTTCTACCGCTTCTTCAACGGCAGGAGCAGGAGCGGTAGTGTCAGACACTTGGTCTCCTTCGTTTGGTTTCTCTGAATCAGCGGTTGCCAAGTCAGAATCTTCTTTTGGTGCTTCATTCTCTGACGCTGCTACTTCGCTTACGCGAGCAGAATCAATTGCAGGATCAGTTACTAGAGATACCTCATCTAAAGTTGCTGAAGTAATCTGCATAACGCCTTTGTTGTTTGTCCATTCGTTAATCTGAGCGCCAACGCTAAATCCATCGCGCAGACCTTCAGTTGCTTCAATCAAAGCATCTTCTCCAGCCATAGTATTGGCAATCTTGAAAGTTGCTTCAATACCAGACTTAGTTACATTGTGAGAGACCATTTTGCCAATCGGGCGAGTGCGGTCGTGCTCAAGAAGCAACTTAACTGGCTTCATTTCAATTGAATCAGCTGCAAATACTGTTGGGCCAACTGAAGTATTGCCTTGCTCGTTCCAAGTGACAATAGTGCCAGTTATTGTGCGCTTGATTGTGTCGGCCGCTGTTACGACCATTGGAATATTAACTTTCATTAGGTATTAAATCTTCCTCTCGTTGAATCTGCTCAACGCTCATTGCGCCAATGCGGTTTAGGATTTCATAGACTTGCGCTCTTTCTAACGGATTACCGCGAAGAAAATCGTCAAGCGCAAAACGCGTCATTACTGGATTAGGGACGAAATCTGGAAGTGAAAGCCTTTCCTCTACACTTTTTAGAATTGGGCGAAGTGAGAAATCTACGAGCCCGCGCCTTTCCGATACAGCGTTAGAGTAAGTCATTGAAGTTGTTTCGGCGCTTAAAAAATAAGCTGGAATATTGCAAGCTCTAGCAAGTTCTAGCGCCACATATTGACGAGCCTCTGCTAGTTGCATTGTTTTGGGATCAAAGCCAAATTGCTGCAATTCTACATCTGCATTTAGAAATGCTGTAGAGCGAGATTGACGAGCAGTCTTCCAAGCGGTTAGTAAAGCTGAAATGCGTTCTGCTGTTAGGTTAGTGCCATTTGATTTTAGCACCATTGAAGGTGCTGGCTCTTTAGCATAATTAACTGCTGCGTTTTCTAGATATACGGCTGCTGCAATTGTTTTGCCAGCTCTGTGAAGTAATCCTTCGTCTGGGCCATCAAATCTAATTAATGAACCTACGCCTTGAAGTGGGACTGACTTGCCATCAACTTTATATCCAGTAATTTCAGTATTTAGAAAATCTGTATCAACTGTGACGCGCTCTGGACTCACCCGAGTCCAAGCTCTGACGCGACCGCCATCAGTTGCGCTATACATTTCGAGAACTTGACCATAACCAGCGCCATAAAGCCAAATATCTTCAGCCAGCCAGCAATAGATTACGAACCCAGCAACTCTTGGGTCTGGCTGATTGATAACTCTGTGTGGATCAACATACTGGCCAGTAATGCGATTAAAAGTTGTTAAAGGTAATGAGCCAATAGTTCCGCAGATTATATTGCGAGCTCTGGCAACGGATGGAACGCTCATTGCTAATTGGCGAGTGGTATTAGTAGCACCGCCAAGAATGTTATATACCGAGTCAGATATTTGGACTGGGGTTAAGGCAGCAGTTACATCTGAGACCGCAATAGTTCTCTTTGCTTCAACTACTGGAAATAGGAAATCTCTTATAGCACCCATTACTGACATTGTAAATCAACCCACTTACACTATTTGAATATCTACTCCAATTTCAGACTGAGTTGCGTAGTGTGTTGCCAAGGCTGAAGCAATTGCTCCGCAGATTGTCGTATTACTTACCTTACGACCCATTACCCAGCCGCCGTCTCCAAAGGGTAGCTTGACGGCGGATAGGCATTGCTTTGTCAGCTCATCTTGTCCCGAGTGAGCCAACCGCTGAGATGAGATTGCTCCCAGTAACTCATCGCAGCTTTGTGCATAGTCAAGGCCATCTATTGGCTCAACCCTAATACCAGCAGGAGCTAATCGCGCAGCAACTGCCGAGGCGGTTCTGGCTGAATAGGCAACCAACTGAACTGGATACTTTCGCACCCATTCCGCTACATCGTTAGCCATTGCTTTATCGTCCAGATTGGCAGGGTTATGCCAAGTCTGAAGCAATATTACTTGGAACTTATCGCCCTCAAGTCTTTGGCTAGCGACTAGCGCCGCTTCTTTTCTACTAGGGCTTAGATCAATAGCCAACCAAGTATCAGATTCAGGGTTGAGTCGAAGTCCCTCAACTTTGCAACTCTCCCACTGAGACGGATTGATAACTGGATTGATTGTATCGACCCATTGACATAAAACTTCTGTGCGCACAATATCCTCGGGGTCTGACAATACGGCGCGAATGTTATCTGGATGGACTGTTATGCCAAGTGACGGATTTGCTTGGCAGACACCTAGCCAGAAAGCTGGTGAGTTATCAAATTTAATGCCTTGAGGCGCTGACCATTCAAACCAACCAATATCATCATTGCTACCAAATATCGCAGCCATCGCTCTTTCCCTGAGTTTATTTAGAACTATGCTGTGTTGATCTCCAGCATTTGAATAAACCCATATTTGAGGATTGGCTGAAGCCATTTGCGTATATCTTAGAGCAGACCAGACATCCTCATCTTTATACTCTCTAGCTTCGTCTAGGTGTATCGTTTCAGGGGCTGCAATGCCTCTACCAGCCGAGTTATTGGCCCTGACTATATATCGACGGCCTTCAGTAAATTGAAGCTCTTGAAAGCCTTTACTTTCTAGTTTTTTTGTAAATTCAGCAGCTAGCCTTGGATTCTGTTCAATAATTGCATAGATTTTATAAAATAGTTCTGCTGAAGTTGTTAGCTTATGAGCAGTATGGACTTGCAGCTTTTCTTTCAATACATAGATTCTAAATAGGATTTGAAGCGCCATAAAGGTCGATTTACCCTGTTGCCGAGCGCAGAGCAAGGTGACTACTGGATGAGCCCATCGGCCATCAGATTTATATTTCAAAGTATGGTGAGCTAGCCATTGTTGCCAAGGCATCAAAGTGAAGCCGATTTCCTCGCAGAATTTAATCATTTGCTCGCCATAAGAGGGGAAATCATTGAGTTTAGTGTGGATTCTGGGTTCTGGCACACCTCGGTAAGTCGATTCGTCCCTAATTCGGACAATCTCACCCAATTCAGCCAGAGCAATCTCTTTCATTCTAAATAGTGCCTAGCCGAGCCATTTTCAGGGAAAATCTTCCCAATGGGGGTCGTGGGTCTGCTTGCGCGCTCAAAAAAGG